ATAATGTACCTAGAGGGTTGTTAGGATCTGGATATAATGGAACATACTCATCAATTGATACAGTATTTCTTAATTTTCTATGGGGTGTCAATGCTTGTATACCTGTTGGTCCAGGTACTACTCTTCCTTGATTTAATCCATCAAAAAACTGATGCTGTGTATCCATTATAACTCGGCCGGTTGGACTTTCTTTTACTTGCATTGTCGATCCGGATCTATTAAAAATAACACCATAGCTACCAGATCTGTCTCCTAGAAATCCGGCTTCTCCTGATGAAGATATAAATGCTGATGCACTTTCTTTTGCCGTTGAAATTAACTCACCATCTCCTACTCCATCTCCATCTACATCTGCATTTAATGGTGATTGGGCTGGCGTAAAAATATCTTCAACTGATAATGATCCTAGAATTGTTGCATCTGCACCAATCGTAACACTACCATCTGAGTCTAAAAAGAAATTACTAGATGATATTATTATTTCGCCGTTAGAACCTGATATAAATGCAGAATCTTGATTTCCTATAAAAAAGTCAGTTGCTTTAATATCTAATACAGATGGATTTGTATGAAATATTAAATGTCCTTTGTCTGTATCATCTACTAATTCAATTCCAACTCCTTTATAAATATCTCCTCCAAAAAAGTTTGTTTCTCCAGGTAAAATTGAACCACTGTAAATTAAAAATCCACCTGAACCAGTATTGTCAGGAGCTTCTAATTTATTTTGATATCCTTCATACCCAACAGATCTAATAAATGCTGAATTTCGTCCTGCTTGTTCTATTCCAGAACTCAATGTATTTCCTATAAACATTGATCCTGTTAACAAGTTATTTTCTCCTTGCAGATACAAATTATCACCTCCAAATTCTACTGGAAATATTTCTGACACTGCCGATGCTTGATTATTCTGATAATCATAATACATAAATTTGAATGTCAGTGGCGTATTAATAAATTCGCTAGGAACTCTAACATTTATTCTTGTATAGTTTGGAGAAAATCCAGAGTCTTTAGATGCTTTAAGAGCTACATTTGATATCGTCCAATTTCCACGACGTGACATAAATATCACATCTACAGATTGATTTTTTGTTGTTGTAAATGGTATAGAAATTATACCTTGTGAAATTTCTGTTTCTGGTAGTTCTATAGTCCCTATACGTATTCCAAAACCTTTATCATCTCCTAATATATCATTTGAGTTATATATAGTTTCAGTAAGCTCACCATCATTATCTCTTGCTGCATATGCATATTTAAATTCATCATATCCTTGTATAGAACCAACCGATCCGGAAATATAAACATCTATTCTAGAGTTATCAATATATGGCATTGCTGTCGATGCTTCAGCTGTATTTGTATTATGTACATTGACTTCTAATTTATAAATAGTATCTCTAGTCAGTTTTGGCCTATAACCTTCTTTTAAATGAATATAAGCAAATCTTTTATTTGTATTACTAAAATCTTCATCAGGAGTTAATGTTATACTACTCATTAATGTGCCTGGAGTATATGTCGTTGATATAGAAACTTCTGGAGCAGTTGATGCTCCATTAACGCTCCAATATTTAGAAAAATCTGCTAAACTAGTAAAATATCCTATTCGATTAAATATCATACCAACACTAGGAATATTTTCAAATGATGTCACATCTTCTAACATTTCAATATCTTCTAGAATCGTATCTCCGGCGTCTATAAAATCTCCTAATTGCCCAACTGCTTTATACATTGTCTTTACTTTATAAACATCTCCTGTTTTAGGTTCAATGTTTGATAAAATTATTTCTGCAAATGATTGAGATTGTAATGTATTTTTTGTCACAAAAGGTTCTGTATGACTCGATGTAAAATTTCCGGAGGCTTTAATAGAATTAATAATATATGGTTTAGGCGCGCCTACCTTATTTGGCGATACCAGAGTATTGTTAGTAGATTTTATAGTTGGAAATCCAAATGCTCCTTCTGTTCCTATTACATGCCCAGGACCTTCTATTTGACTAACTGTTGCAACTGTTGTACTTTGTACTTTATTAATTCTAAATATAAAACTTCCGCTAAGTGTATTTGATGATTGTCCATCTGCAAGTTTATTTATTTCAATAGATCCTCCATGTTGATCAAGTTGAATGACTGGAAAATCTATCACTCCTCCGGCAGTTGCCGAGCTACTCCAATTGGTTAATGGCGTGCCAGCGTCTGGTATTACTATTGGTGCTTGAATTTTTATAAATCCTCCTTCCATGGATGCAGACAATCTAAATCCTGGTGTACCTTGTGTTGTTAGTCGTGACTCGCCATTTACAATATTATATCCAGTCGATGTTATTTCAGCCGGTGCTACAGTTTCATTCGCTGCTTCAGATGGATTTCCAAATAACGCTTGATCAAGTGTTCCATCCGCGGCTGTAGATGAATCACGCTCATTAGCATTCCATGACGGAATTGCATTTCCGGGGGACATTGTGCCGGCTGTACGTGTCGGTGATCTTCTAGAATCGCCGC